AAAGGATCTGGCTGAGCGTGTTGTCTTTCAGCTTGTTGTCTAGGTCCTGCAAGTCCCGCAACGCCTGGACGCGGGCAGTGTGGAGGTCCTTCTCTGCCTTCGCCTGCGACTGGATCGCGGCCGTCAGTTGGTCCTGGGCCGACTGGGTGGCCTGCGTCGCGGCGAGCTGTGCTGATTGCTGCGACAGGCCCGCGTTCGCGACACCGGTACCGCCGCCTGGGGCTTTCTGCCCGTGCGCCTGCAGCGCTGCTGGGATACCGGAGAACCCGAGTGCGAGGACACCTATCCCGGCGAGCGCGCCGGCCGCTGCCGCGCCGATGGCGAGGATCGCTGGGATCGCGATGTCTGCGGCGGCGACGGCGAGCGCGCCAATGTTCGCGATCTTCGACCCGAAGATGTTGAACCCGTTGCCGCCACCGGCGGCGGACGCGTCGACCGCCGCCAACTCGGCTTCGGTCCTGGCGATGCCGCCGTTGTCGTCGATCTTGACCCTGATATTGACATCAGCGGAGCCGAGTTCGTCGAGCTTGGCACGGATCTTGTCGATGTTCTCGACGACGCGGAGGTACATCGCTTCGCCGATGTTGCCGCCGAGTTCTGAGCCGATCCGGTCAGAGCCGGGGATGATCTGGGCGCGGAGCTTCTCTGCCCACCCGGAAGCGTCAGGTACGACGGAGACTGCGGCAGATCCGACGCCACGCGGAGCGGTCACGTAGCGCCTCCCTTAGCTTGATCTTCGGCGTGTCTGCGCCGGATGGCGTCGAGGTAGGCGACGGTCTGCGGCCCGAGTTTGGGGCGCTTGTCGACAACCCCAGGACGCGGCAAAGGCTGCGGCGGGTCCTGCTGCACACCAGCACGCGCTACCTGGATGTGTGAGAGTTGCCGCAGCGCGTCGAAGCTGGCGAAAAGCAGCAACGCTTCACGGGTCCACGGCCCGTGCGCCCGGTCCGTTGCCTGCTCGCTCATCTCCGCTAGTTCTTCGTCGGTGAACGAGTCTCTAACCGCGGTCCTATAGGCGGATTCCATCGGAAGGTGCGCCAGCAACGCCGCCAGCTCGAAGTACGTCATCCCGCCCGTGAACAGGTCGGTTACGCGACGCTGGTAGTAACGGGCAAGGTCGGCGGTGATCGCCTCGCAATGCTCGTCGACAAGCATTGCGAGGGCTGCTATTCCCCCGGCGACTGCCCAGTGGCTTCCGCGTAGGCCGCGAAGAAGTCGATCACTTCGGCGTTGGTGAGATCCGCATCGACGAAAGCCTGCACGTCATCCGCGCCGGATGCCTTCTTCGCGCCGGTGGCCGGCTTGTAGTCGTTCACCAGCGCGCCGCGCGCCCACTTGTTGAACTGGCCCGCAGTTATCGCTTCCATCGCGGACTGCCGCCACGACATCGGCGGAAGAACTCGTACTGTCAGCTTCCCGAACCGGACCGTTGTCGGCTCTGTCGACGACGCCGCTGCGGCCATCGCGGCGTCTAGCCCCCTGGCTGCCATTAGGCGTGCAGCGCATTCACGACGGCGGACCAGTAGATCGAGTTACCCGTGGCGTCCGGCAGTGCTGTCAGCGACAGCGGGTAGGTGATCTCCTTGCCGGGTGCCCAACTGTTCGACTTGATGCCTGACACCTGGACGCGGGGGCAGTAGGCGCGGAGGTGGTTCGAGCCGTCCGCGAGGTCGAAGATCCCGGCGTAGGTCTGGATATTCGGCGCACCGATCGTCCACTGGAAAGCGCCGTTGGTGTCGGCCACAACCGATCCGACCGCGAGACGGTTGTAGATCGCCGTCGAGACGGCGTTCGTCTCCATCGGCTCGAGGTCGAAGGTCCGTTCTGAGTCTTGGACGATGGTGCGGAGGATCTGCGTCGACCCGAACCCCTTGATCTTGTTGATCGTCTCTGCGACGTTGGCGACGAGCCCTGACGTGGCGCACCAGCCGATGTCGAGGAACGAGACGGGGATCGGCGCGGTGGCGATTGTCGCGCCAGCGCCGGGGGTTGTCTCGACGACGCCGATGGTCGGGACGCCGCCCGTCAGGAGCGTCTTGTCACCGGTGATCGGGGGGACGTTGCCGAGCGCGGCGGGGAAGGTGATCGTGTAGGTCGTACCTGCGGTGCCGGCGACGGCGATGAGTCCGCCGTGGAGCAGTGATGCCCATGCCGTGTTCAGGGACGTGGCAAGTGTGGCGGTGGGGACGTTGAACGCCTGCGCGGTCGACGTCAGCCCCTGCCAGGTGAGGGCGAACGTGCCACCCGTGGGGACGCCGCCGATGTTGACGGTCTGCACTTCCGCCGTGTAAGCGACGGCTGCTGGCCCGGCAGTGTCGGCGGCAGCGAAGTACGCCACGGAACCGATCGAGGTCGTCGAGCCGATACCGGCAAGAATGTTGGCTGAGTTTGCGCTCATGTGAGCGGTCCTTTCGGTGCATGGCGAGGAACCCCGCCATGCGACGGGGCCGTACTTCCGGTGGGGGTGTTACTGGTGGTTGTGCAGTGTCACGTTGGCGGTCATGCCGACGGACCGAACGTTCGTGTTCGTGTATGGCCGCCACCCAAAGGACTGGATGGTGACGTTTGCGACTGTCGCCGCCGCTTGGGTGTAGCCGGCCGCCTGCCGTAGCGCGGTGCGGACCTGGGCGGCCAGCAGGTTCGCTGCTTCGCGGGTCGGTGCGAAACAGTCGACGTCGATGGCGGGCGCGTCGATGCTCAGCGAACTGTCGCCGCCGCCGATCCGCTCGATGCGGATCACGAGCGTCCCGTCGCCCAGCGTGCTGGGCAGTTCAGTGCAAACCCGGACCGGCGGCGGGAACGCTACTTGTAGGTAGTCGTGGATGATTTGTTCCGCATCGACGTACAGCGATGCGGCCATTAGTCGCCCGCCGCGTCTAGTGCCCGGCCAAGAATCCGTTGCTTCGGTGTGCGGTGGGTTCCGTACTCGATATCTATGGCCGCTTCGTGGTCGTTGACCACCTTGCCGTATGCGCGGCGGGTCGCCCTGTGCTGGATGCCGGATTCCACGGTGAAATGGTCGATGTAGTGGTCACCGTCGGTGTCGGCCGCGTCGTAGTGCGGCGCTGCGAGCGCGAGCGCCCGATCCGCCACGGCATATGCGCGGCGCTTCATCTCGGCTTCCATGAAAGGGGCGCACAGGACCAGTTCGTCAAACGCTGCATAGTCGTGCGTGTAGTCGCTCACCCGGTCACCACCTTTAGCTTCACTTCGACGGGTGTGCGCCAACCGGTGAAGGGGTTGCAGTACGGGTTCGGTGATCCGTCGACCTCGAACGTCTGCCCTGCGACGACGATCCTGTCGATCGCCGTCACGTTCGTCCCGGCAGGCAGGTAGACGGTGGGCTGTGTGATGATCTGGTCTTGGCCTTGCACCAGTTCCGTAGATCCGCCTGGGGCGAACCCTCCGAGCACAACTGTTGTCACGGCGGTGCCGAGCGCGTCGTTGCCTAGCGGGCTGACACCCGTCACGGACCTGTTGATGAGGGTGATCGGCGTGCCGAGCTGGAACGTCATCAGGTCAGTACCAGGAGGACGTGCCGTAGGCGGGTGCGCCGAGTAGGTGCCGGTTCGTGTAGTAGTCGTAGTCCCACGGCGGCAGCCCTTGTCCGGGTGTTAGCTTCCCGACTGTGACGACGTTGACGATCACCGTTCCGGTGAGCCCGACGGGTGTGGCGATCAGCGTGGGGACTGGGGTGTTGCAGAGGATTCCGGTGAACGTGACGGTGTATGTCGTTCCGGCACCCTGCGTGACGGTTACGCCACCAGCACCGATCACGGGCAGTGCGACGAGCGCGGCCTGAATGTCGGCGTTGGTCGCGTTGTAGGCGATATTCGCCGTGGTCAGTCCCGCGAAATAGAGGGTGTAGGACCCTGCTGTCGCCGTCACGATGATCGTCTGCACCGCGTTTGCGCCAGGCGGCAGCGTGTCTGCCGAGAATGCCGACGATCCGCCGCCGAGCCTTCGCAATTCTGCCCGGTTCGCCTTCGTCAACCACAGCCCGCCGGCCACCGGCCCGTAGTTCACGCCGAACGGGCCCGCGTTCTCCTGCTGCACGTTCTGCGGATTCGAGAACGCACGGCCGGCGATGTCGAGGACGACGCCCTGTGCGGTCGCGGGAAGCGGGTTGAGGATCGCCTCGCACTTGTCCTGTGCGAGTTTCAGGATCAGCGTCGCCCGGTCATTGTCGATCTGAGACAGGCCGAGATACGTGGAGAGGTCGGACGGTGACGCGATTGGTGTGCCCATCGCTGGCCCTTCCCCTTCGACTATTCGGTCGCTGCCGGAACTGTTCTGTGTGGGGCCGGATCGCGACCCCACACAGAACAGGCGCGGGTTATTTCAGGTTGGTGATGAGCGCGTGGAACGTTTCCGGGCCGTATTCGAGGCCAACCTCGCCGTACAGCTGGAACTTGCGCGCCGAGCCGGTACGCGACAATTCCTCGGTGAACAGCAGGCCCTTGCCGGGGATCTCCAGGAACACCGGGGCACAGACCGAGAGGTCGAGGACGCCGATCTGGTCGGAAGGCATCCAACGGTCGAGCATGACGCCGAACGTCCCGAAGTCGGTGACGAGCGTGTCGACGGCGACGCCGCCGACGGTGCGGTCACGAACAACCTGGTTCAACGCCGGGATTGCGTAGGCGTTGGTCAGCTTGACCTTCTGCGCCGACCCCATGATGAGGACCGTGTTGGCCTGGGGAAGCTTCGCACCGTTGTCGAACGCCGACTGGAGCGCGGTGTCGATGCCGGACTTGGAGATGGCGACGGCTGGGTTCACTGACGCCGTCGAGCCGTCCGTGGTGAGCGTCAGGGCCGCACCGCCTGGGGTGGCCGAGAGCGTGAACGTGGTGCCGGACGGGACGGTCTTGGCGTAGTACCGGACACCGGCCGTCACGCCGGTGGTGCTGGTGATGGTGCCGAGATACACGGCGTCACCGACGGCCATGCCGTGCGCGGCGCTGGACGTGAACACGCCGGTCGACGCCACGATCGTCGCCGTACCGATGGACGGCGCGGACGTCTTGTTCGTCGAAATCGCGGAGAGGATGCCGCGGGTCTGCCGCGCGGTCGAGTTATCCGCCGGCTTCTGGTAGACGCCGTTCAGGAACGACTTCTCCACGTCAACGGCCATCGACTCCAGTTCAGCCATCGTCTGCACGACGAGTTCGTCGAGGATCAGGTCGTCCTGCTGCGGGGCGATGTTCGCACCGGAGAAGTTCCCCGTCGCCGCGAGCTTCGTGTACGAGACCTCGATTGCGGAGTGGTGGATTTCGCAGACGTTGGTGACGTTCGCCCGCGCACGCTCCGTACCTGACGGTGCGGCTGCGCCTTCCAGCGCGACATTGTTCGCGGTGGAGGTCCGGCGATCGACCGTCTGCCACTCGAACTGGGTGGCCTTGGTCGTCTTCGCGCCGGACAGCCCGCCGATCGCGGAGAGGAACGGCGTCTCGGTTGGGGTGACGGTGAACAGTTCACCGTGGTAGTTGGGCAGGTTGTAGGTGGTGCCCTGCCCGGAAACTGTAGCCATTGCTGGCCTCGCTTTCGGATGATGTCACCGGGCAGGCGGGGGGCCTGGCCTCAGGTTTGGGGGGTGAGTGCTTTGCTGGTTTTGAGCCGGATGGCGGTCTTGTGGTCGCCTGCGGCTTCGGCTGCCTGGATTTGGGCTTCTAGCCCGAGCGGGGGTGAAGCTGACGCGCCCTGCGCTGGGTTGCGACCCATCCCGGTCGGGGATGCGCCCGGTGGGGGCGTGGTTCCGAGGCGCGGGTTGGCGGTGACGGCTTCTGTGATGGCTGCCGTGATCGCCGCGCTGTCGGAGGGGTCGATTGCCGCGACTTTCTCCAGGAAGGTCCGCGAGTCGAGAAGCGCGGCAGGGTCGCCTTTCGCGGCGTCTGCGGCGCGGTAGACGGCGAGTTCGATCTGGGCCTGCTTGGCCGCTGCGGTCTGCGCCGTGAGTTGTTCGGTGAGCTTTGCGGGGTCTGCGGCTTCGTCGGGGACGAGTCCGATGGCCTTGCCGATGCTTTGCGCGAGTTCTGCGCGTGCTTCCTCGGCCGCCTGGGCTTTGGCTGTGGTGCGCGCTGCGCCGTTCTCCTTGCGGAGTTTGTCGATCTCGGCGCGGAGTGCTGCGGGGTCGTCCGGTAGTCCGCTGGGTGCCGCTGCGGGAGTCGGCGTAGCGGCGGGCGGTTCCGGTGCCGCAGCGGGTGGCGCTGCTGGCGGGTCTGGCGTAGCTGCCGGGTCTGCGGCCGGGGTTGCAGTCACTTTGACCTCCAGGGTCGGGTGATTGGTCGTGCAAGGCCCGCTCCAGGCGGGACGATTTGTGAGGCGGCGCGTCGGTCCAGCCGCTCTCTGCTGTGAAACCGGGTGCTGCGCGCTCTTACCTGCGGCTCGGCCCCGTGTTAGACGAGCGCGGGCTGGCGCTGCTCGGCTGGGTCTGTGCGGCCCTCGAATGCGCGGCGGAACCGTAACTGTGCGGCTTTCATGCCGCCACGGCCGGGGCCGTGCTCGGCGTATAGCGCCTGCCATTCGCGGATCTGCGCCGACGGCTCGTAGGCGTGGAACACCGCCTCGACGTGGCAGCGGCAGTGGTCGTGTGTCTCAAACGTCGCGGTCTTCTCCGTCTTGTAGACGGCTCCGCGGGTTGCGAGCATCGCGCAGAAGAAGCAGCAACCCGATTCGGGTACGCGCGCCCATCCCTTCGCAGCACCATCGAGGCCAACGGCCTGGATGATGGTGTCGCGTCCCGGCTCGAGGACTAGGTTCTCCGCGACGCCGGCCGCTTTGGTCTGCGCCGTCTCGAGCCTGTCTGCGATGGGTTGCAGTTCGCGTCCGCGGTGGGTGATGGTCTCTGTGTTCATCGGTCCCCACAGGCCGCGTACCGCCCAGTCGATCGACGGGTCCACCCTGTCCGCGCCGACTGGCGGGGCGGGCTTGGCGGCGAACGTGGACGCCACACCGGCGTGCTTACGTTCCAGCGCGTAATACCGCACCGCGAGCGCAGCGGACGCCGTCCCGTAGCCGTGGACGACGGCCGCCGTCAACGCCTTCACCTTCGGCAGGGACCCTTTCAGGTCAGCCGGATCGAGGAACGAGAAAGCGTGGGCGATGAGCGGGGCGACGATGGACGCGATCAGCGCGTCCTGGGCGAGCTGGTGGGCGTTACTTACCGGCGGGGGCGGTTGGCTGGGCTGTGCCGCCATCCGTTGCTCCTGGTGCCGGTGCGCCTGGTTCGCCGATGTCGGCGGTGATGGCCTTGTCTACGCGGGCAGCCTTCGCGGTGAGCGAGTGTGCCAACTCCATCAGCAGACCTTCGCCGCCGTCGACTGCGCGGTCCTGCGCGAGCTGCTTCCGCTCAACAGCGGAGTAGCCGAGCTTCTTCAACGTCACATCTGACGTTGCGGGTATAGCGCCGGAGGCTATCTGCTTGACGATCGCGTCCGTGGTGCCGGCCAATGTGGCGGGAGCAGGGTCGCGCCAGTCCGTCTCGATCCGCGACGCGCCTGGTGGCAGCTTCCCGTCACGGATCATCAACGCGAGACGGAGCGTGTCTTCCCACCCGTCATCGACCGCACGATGCTTATTGTTGGCGCGCTGCGTCAGTTCCTCATACCCGGAGCGGATAGCGTCGGCTGACGCAGGGTTCCCGTCGGGATGCAAACCGAGGAAGTGGGGCGGCACCCCCATCAGCCCGGACTGGATCTGCCCGTACTTGTCGAGGATCTTCGTGTAGTTCGCTGGGTCGCCGGCGGGGAACTGGCCGACGGTGGGGATGTCGCCATTCTCGTCCCGTTCGATCATCCAGACCTTGTTGAGATAGGCGTCCCACGCGGAGACAGCCGTCCCGTCGGCCTTCTGGAACGATTCCTCGGTGACTCCGAGCGCGTAGCGGCGGGGCGCGTTGTGGAACTCGCGAGACACTTCCATGCCGAGCAGGGTTCGACATGTGGCGTCGGTGTTGTTCATCCACGCGGCGTTGATCTCTGAGCCGCCTTCGCGGTGCGAGAGCCGTTGGCGGTTCGCCAACCGCACTACGGGGGGGCCACCTAGTGTGTGATCGTCACGCCCGGTGATTTCCCACTGCACGTTCGCGGCGTTCCCGGTGCCGGACTGGCGGGCCATAAAGATGGTCCGGCCCGGCAGGTAGAGCGCTGCGACTTGGTGGCCGTACATGTCGCTGGTGAAGTTCGTGTCGGTGTAGATCTGCAGGGCTGCGGTGACTGCGCGCAGCCGCGCGTCGTAGGACGCGATCATGTTCAGCGGCGATTCCGACGTGATGAGCGGCTCGCCCTCGGTGGAGTCGTCACCTGGACCCACAATGTTGTACGCCCGCCCGTAGACGAGAGTGTCAAGGTGGGTGAGGTGCGCCTCGCCGTCGAGATTGTTGGCCTGCCAGATACCCA